GCACGTTGCCGGCGATGCCATATGTGATGGACATGTCGCCGTTGTCTTGGATGAAGACATACGTGCTGCTGTCAAAGATGCTGTTTAGGATCGCGGCCGACGTGCCAAGCGTGCCGTCCCAACTGTTTGCGCCAATCTTCGCTCGTATCAGCAGCCGGTATGTATCGTCGTCGAGCGAGACAACCCCCGTCGAAGGATCGAACGGCCCTTGCCACACGCCCTGATCGAACCCGAGTCCCGACGTATCTAGCGAGAAGTAGACTCCCGTGAGCGGCGTGTTGACGTTTCGACCCACCCCCGCCCATAGCCCGACGGCGTCGAGCTGTACGCCAACGGCTGAATCCAGATCGAACGTCTGCGGTGTGCCTGCGAGTTGGTTCTGAATGTCGACGAACGCCTGCGCGACGCCGCCGACCATTGCCATGAAATTCGGCTTGTCGGCGTGCTCAGATGTGACGAGGCCGGTGTAATCGGTAACGTCAGCCATATCAGGAGACCGTGAGAGTCACACTAGCCGGCGTGCACGTCGCAGACTGGTTGAAGGCAAGAGCAACGTCAGGGGATCCTGCGCCGCCCGGGCCGGAGAGCGTCAGAGACGTGATCTTGAACGTATTTCCGCCGCTCACGCCCTTTGCTGCTGCGATGCACGAGTCCCACTCCACCGCGCCCGCAGCCCCGCCGCCGATCGCGACAGAATTCACGTAGTCGGAGATCGCCTGCTGAACGGCCGCGCCGGTGACAGAGGAATACCCGGCGAGCGCCTTCAGCGCGACTGCGACGGCGATCGCTTGCGTCGTCGGACGGTAAAAGTTGATCGGATGCGGGATGCCGTAGACGTCCGTCACCGTGACAGTCGTCGTTCCGTACGTGCCGCCGCCGGGCGTCTTTTTGGCTGCAATCGCATTCGCAATCGCAGTCGAGTCCCCGCCTTCGACCACCAGCGAAATCATGTGTGCGGGGATGCCATTCGTGTCCGTCGACCCGGTGTCGTTCTCGTATGCGGCATAACGCGTCACACCAGAGACTCCTGAGACGGCGCCGATGATGCCCGCGAGAACCGTAACAGACGGGATTGCGACAGACGTCGCCTGGCGCTTGCGCAGCGCTGCATCAGTCTCGACAGGCGCGCCGGGATCCGCATCGCTCGCTGCCGTCGCCGACTGCCAACCGCGCGTCGGCGTCGAAATCTGCAGCGTAGTGCCCGAGGCTAGCGTCACAGCGCCGTCCGTTTGGCACGTTGCCGTCGCCACGACAGAGCCGCCAGAAGGAATCAGCACGCTCGCCGGGAGCGCCCACTGATTCGAATTCGCGTCCGTCACTATGCCGTTCGTGATCGTCGTGCCGGCTTGCCCGACCAGCGTCACATCGACCGTCGATTGCGAAGACACGTTGCGCGCAATGCCGTTGATCTTCACTACGCTCGACAGATTCGCGCCTTGCGCCGTCGCGGGCGAGAACGCGTTGTAGCAGGCAACGGCGCCGTTATTGCAATCGTTGATCGCAGAGGCGATCGTCGCGATCCACTGGCCGTCCTGGCTATCCGCCGTCACGACGACATCGGAGCCATAGATGCTCTGGAACGTCGCGATCAGGCTTTGATAGACGTCATTGAACGAGGGAATGGAAATCCCCGCGCTCGTGATCGTCGGGCCGAGCGTTGCGAGAGGGTAAGTCGCCATCAGAGAGCCGCCGTGATTGTCGTTTGGCCGTATATCGTGTCGATGGTCGCTGCCACCGTGAAGGCGCGCGTCGATGGATCGACGACGCTCGCGTAGTCGGCAATGCCCGTCACGCCTTGCGTTTCGAGGATGCGTTCCTGCACCGCGAGATCGCGCGTCGCCGCTGTGCCGGTTCCGAGGATCTCAGTCGCGTACGGCGTGCCCTCCGTCGTGTCGAGGAACCATTCGCCGGTCGAGAGCTTGAGCCGCGTCAGCACGAGCTGCGCGACACCCGCGGGCGAGTCGACGAGGAAGTTCGCCGAGCCCTGGCCGAACGAGTAGTCGCCGTTTTCATCGAGTGCTCGGTATCGCATTTCGTATGGATGTAAAAAAAGCCCGCCGAAGCGGGCTTGTGTGAAATTGTTCTATCGAGATCCGACCCATATCATCGTAATCACACCGGCCAAGAAGATGGCGAACTCGAGGACGTCTCTCGTGTTTGCATCCATCAGACAACCTTGCTGCCTCGGATCAAACCGCGCACCGCTGCGACTGGGAACAGATTCCGGCCATTGGGTGCCTTCATCGGCTTAATGCCCCACAGCGAACCCGTGCGGTACAGCCGCGTACGGACGCTATTCGGTTTGATTCGCAGCAACTCGGCGACTTCGTTACAGTCGGCGAACTCTTTCGTATCGACAGTAGTCGTCACGTCTACTTTCGACGCCTCTGCATCAAGCTTATTCGAGAGAGCCTTAAGAGATGCGCTCAACTTCCTCACAAATACAAGGTCTTTCTCATCATAGCCAGATCCATCGATGTTACGAATGTTGTCGAGCGCGTCGTCAACCACATCATTTAGGTTCAGATCTATGATCAATTCGCAGTCGTACCCGAGCCAGAACCGCACTACAAGAGGATCTGCGACTGCATCTCCGCCGCACCCATCATCTCCGCACCGCTCATACTGAGCGGGAAAGAATGGGTTCGCGTCTCGGATGAATCCGAGAATCTCATCATTGAATACTTCTCCGACGAACTTCGGATCTCTGATGTCGCAGTTCATTTCGCACCCCTGTCCGATCGGATCTTGGCCGCAACGTCAGCCGCGCAGACGGTAATGACTCTCGGCCTCACCTTCTTCGGCGTCTTCCGGACACTCTCGCACCAGGCCTGCACCTCCTCTCGATCGAATCGCGTCGTGCGCGGCGTGAGTTTCACTGGCTGCGGAAATCCGGGCTGCTCCTTCACATACGCCCAAACGGTCGAAATGTTGATGCCGATGAATTGCGCCACTTGGCGGGCGGTCCACATCGCGGGCTCTTTTGCATCCTGCGGCGCGGCCTTTAGGACGGCGACTTGCAACTGTATCTCGGTGACTTTCTTGACCAGAAAATCAAGCTTGTTTCGGAACTCCGTCACGTCATTAAGGTTCACGATTCGCCTCGTTTGTTGTTTGTGAGGTGATCTTGAACTAAGACGCAACGCGAGTAAATAGGACTATAGACAACAACAATTTTGCGTCTAGAAACTATCCGCCAAAGCTTCATATTCGACGGAAGTCTCGTGCTGCATAACGAAGCTACCCACCAAAAAACTTTTTTGTAACAAGCGTCAATTCGGCGCTCCGGTGTTGCTCGCTCCAGACTGAACGCCACTATGTGTGTGCGTATCGTCGATTCGCTTCCCGTTCGCCCTCACCTGTCCGGTGAAATTCGTGTTGCCGTTGATCGCCATCGCGGTCGGCGCGCTATTCGCGTTCTGCACGTTGACGATTCCCGTCACCGTGACGGCCGGCGTATCGAGCGTGATTCCGCCCGGCGCCTTGACCTTGACGACCTTCCCGGCCGGGTCGAGATCGACAAACGTCGAGCCGTCGTTGCTGCGCAATTGCGTCGTGCTGGTGCTCACGCCGCCGATCTTCGTCGCTTGCGAGAATGGCCCCAGAATCGCGAACCCGTCCGATAGGTCGTGCATCCGAAGCTCGGACTGCACCTGAACGCCGCCTGACTGCCACCACGCGTCGATGCAGCGCGACGAGAACACGATAAGCGCCTCATCGCCAGCCGCGACCGGAAACGTCAGCGTGCAGCCGCCGCCGCGGGGAAAGCAGACTGGAACGTCGACAAGCAACGGAAGCGTCACCCACGAAGTGCTACCATCCTGCGCGCGAACCTGTGCCTGAATGGCGGGTTGCGCAGTGCAGGTCAATGCGCTAGCGTCGAAGCTCTGGATGATCGCGGGGAGCGCCGTCCAGAGTCCCGCCTGGTTGCCGCCGAACGCGGCGCGCAGCGCGTCTTCGATGCTGGCGGAGCGTTCGGTTTGAAGCATAGGAACCTGATAATGAAAATAACGACTTTGCTCTTCGTCATCCCGATCACGGCCGCAGCCGCTTCGACTGACATGC